TGCTTCAGAAACAGCAACTGAATCAGAAACCGGAACAAGTGATACAACTACTTCTGATTCTTCATCCTCTGACACTGCAAATAATACTTCCAAAGAACAAGCTTCTTTTGAAGTTACTTATAAGAATGTTTCATTTTACCGGGATAGCATCTCTGATTTAATTGGACAGTCTATTGTTGAAATTGAAAATACCGGAAGTAGTAATTTGTATTTAGATTTCAGTTCCTATGAATTAACTGCAGAAGATGGAACAATCATTCATACAACCAGTGGAAGTTTTACACCTGCTCCTCAAGTAATTGAACCGGGTGAAAAAGGTTATTATTACGAAGAACAACTTATGGATGACCAAACTCCAACCGAAGGAATTACAATCACTCCTCACATTAATGCTTCCACTGCGAAAGTAGACAATGTTCGCTTAGAAGTAAGTAATACAGAGGTTTACGATAAGGATATGGGTAGTGTTGACTTACACGGAAAAGTAAAAAACACAACCGGAGCAGCTCAGACAGATATTTGTGTAACTGCGGTCTTATTCAATGAAAATGCTGAACCGATTGGTCAGCTTTCGACTGTTCTTGCAAACACTTTACAGCCTGATGAAGAAATTGGATTTGAATTAGAACCGGTATTTCTTCCGGAAGATATCACAAGCGCATCCATTGCAGATTATAAAGTATTTGCTTATACAAATCAGTATCAATACTAATTTTATTAACAAAAGAAAAACCGGTTCCTGCTCCAACAGAAACCGGCAAATACAAGTAAATATCCGGAGACGCATATAATCTCCTAACCTAACAAAATCATTGTATCATCTCCGGAGCAGCCACGCAAGCAGAACATCTGTTCCAAGCTGGCTGTTATTTTTATACCCAAAAAGGAGTGATAACATGGCAACAGCACGAAAACTTGTATCAGGCTCTTGGCGATGTCAGGTATACAGTCACACGGAAGAAATTATTCAGCCAGATGGCTCCGTTAAACAGAAACGTTTTTACAAATCGTTTACCTGTGACGTACCTGGTCCAAAAGGCAAGCGAATGGCAGAGCGGATGGCTGCCGAATGGGCTTCTGAAAAGGAGCATAAGAAAAATATCTTAAACTGCACGATTGGTGAAGCGATTGAGATGTATATTAACTCAAAAGATGGTATCTTAAGCCCCTCTACAATAGCCGGATACAAAAGGATGCAAAAAAATGGATTTAAACATATCATGAATACTTATCTTACAAGTGTTGATAAGGAATACCTGCAAGAGGCAGTAAACCGTGAAGCCAAGCGAAAGAGCCTCAAAAGACCAACAGAAACTATTTCACCAAAGACCGTAAAAAATGAATATGGCTTAATCAGTGCAGCTTTAAATGCTTTCTGCAAAGGAATTGATACCAATGTAAAACTTCCTACCGTTCCGGTATTAATTAAAGATTTACAGACTCCTGATGCAATCTTTGCTGTATTCGAGGGCACAGACATCGAACTGCCAGTGTTACTTGCTATGTGGCTTAGTTTCTCAATGTCAGAAATTCGTGGTCTTACAAAATCAAAATCTATCTCTAAGGACGGAAATTATATATCAATCACGGAAACAGTTGTAAAAGTGGATAATGACGATGTTAGAAAGAAAGAAGCAAAAAATAATACCAGAATCCGCAGACACAGGATTCCGGAATATATAAAAGGCTTAATTGAGAAAGTACCTGGCGATGTACTTGTGCCATATTCCTATAACACCCTCTATAAGCGTTTTCAGTGCTTATTAGAAGAGTCAGATATGCCACACATGACATTTCACGACCTCAGACACATAAATGCCTCTGTCATGGCACAGCTTCGTGTACCGGATAAATATGCTCAAGAACGTGGTGGCTGGAAAACAGATCAGATAATGAAAAAAGTATACACTCATACCTTTTCGGATGAACGAATTGCAGTGGATAATGTTATGGATAATTTCTTTGAAAACATTGTTCAGAATCTTTCGAATTGTATGAATTGTTTAGACAAGCCCTCTCATGAATAAATCTCTTCATGAGAGGAAAAACACCCATTTTTAGCTATTTTAAAAACTATGCAACACGAAATGCAACACAAAATAAAAAAAGTACCGTAAATACAGTACTTTTAAAGCAGGGGATGAGGGATTCGAACCCCCATCGACGGTTTTGGAGACCGGTGCTCTACCATTGAACTAATCCCCTATATTCTTTTTTTAATACATTTCCTTAACACGCTTATCATTATACAATAAATAATCTGTTATTG